TGTCACAATCTAAGGAGTAAGGACCAATGGCTGTTAATCTCTCTGCCATCAAAGACCTTCTCCTCCCCGGTCTCCGTGGGATTGAAGGCAAATACGAGCAGATCCCGTCGCAATACGACAAGATCTTCACGAAGCACGACAGTAAAATGGCTCTTGAGCGCACAGCTGAAATGCGCTTTCTGGGTCTCGCTCAGCTGAAGACAGAAGGCGGTCAGACCGCATTCGACAACAATGCTGGCGAACGCTACGTCTATAACCAAGAGCACACTGAAATTGCTCTGGGCTATGCGATTACGCGTAAAGCAATCGACGACAATCTGTATAAGTCACAGTTTATGCCGTCAAACCTTGGCCTGATTGAAAGCTTCCATCAGACCAAAGAAATCTATGGCGCGAACGTGCTTAACACTGCCACGACGTATAACGCGTCAATCGGCGGTGACGGCAAAGCTCTCTGCGCGACCGACCATCCAATCGACGGCGGCACTGTTGCTAACCGTCCTACGGTTGATGTCGATCTCAACGAAAGCACGCTGTTGAATGGCATGATTTCGATCAGAACGAATTTCAAAGATCAAGCTGGTCTAAAGATCTTCGCTCGCGGTCGTCGTCTTGTTGTTCCGCCACAGTTGGAGCCAGTTGCAATTCGTCTGACAAAGACCGAATTGCGCCCAGGCACAGCGGACAATGATGTCAATGCGATCATGATGACGGCTGGCGGCTTGCCAGAAGGCTACATGGTCAACGACTTCTTGACCTCTGCTTATGCTTGGTTCTTGCTAACCAACATTGATGGCTTGTCTTACATGGAACGCGTGAAGTTCGAAAGTGATCTCCAGGTGGATTTCGTAACCGATAACCTTCTTGTTAAAGGTTATGAGCGGTATTCGTTTGGGTATTATAACTTCCGTAGCATCTACGGCAGTTTCCCAACTTCTTAATGAAGTCAATAACTTACCGCCCACCAATCAAAGTGGGCGGTAGGCTTAATTAGGAAGTTACGATTAAAAGATACGGTTGTCAATACTAAAAGGTTATGGTTTGACATAAGGTTATTAAAGACGTATATTACGTTTGTTAGTGATCTTATGGAGACTGAAATGCCAAAAGTTGAAGACATATCCGTTGATTTAGTCAAAGAATTTCTTTCTTACGACCCAGATACTGGGGCTGTTTATTGGTCTAAATCGCCAGCAAAGAATGTTTACGCAGGCGAGATTGCAGGTTGTGTAAAGGCAACCCGTAAAGACAAAGAAGGCAACCCTGTATCATACGGTTATATTCGCATAGGAAATCAAAACATTCCTTCAGCGCGTATAGCTTGGGTTTTAATAAATGGGGAATGGCCTAATGGAAGAATTAAATTTAACGATAATAACCCGTTAAATTTAAAAGCTGACAATCTATCTTTAAGCCAAAGTTTAGCGACCGTGGCTCATCCAAATAGGATAGATAGTCATAGTCCTGAATATTACAAAGAGCATCGACGTATATACAAAACAGACTATGCCGATAAAGATTTGCAACGCAAATATGGTATATCTCTGCTAGAGTATAGTCAGATGTATATGGCTCAAAATGGCAAGTGTGCAATTTGCGGTAGTGAGTCAGGTGGCAATAGAAACGGCAACATTAAAGCTTTGGCTGTAGATCATTGCCACACAACAGGTAAGGTTCGCGGTCTTCTTTGTGAAGCTTGTAACCAAGGAATAGGAAAGTTTAAAGAAGACAAAACAATCTTATTATCAGCGATTGCTTATCTTGATAAACACGTTGATAATGTAGATCTTGGCAATCCAGTTACGTCGACCGGCCAAGCGGACGCTGCACAGACGACGTAATTAAACCTTGTGCAGAAGGAGTGAATTTAATGGGAACGACTACGTTTACCGGTCCAATAAAGGCTGGCGACGTTCTTGATACCACTGGCACCACAGTTGGCTCAATCAAGAATGTTGGTTTTTGCCTCATGGCTCAATCGGCTGACATTGTTCAGTCAACGACATCAGCACAGACTGCAATTACAATTCCTGCAAACAGCACGATTGTTAGCATTGACGTTCTTGTTGATGTTGCATGGTCGAGCGCGACGACGACTTACACATTAAGCGTTGGAACGTCATCAACTGCTACTGAGTTAGTTGCTGCGACGAATGCGAATGCTGTCGGCTTGCTTTCTCTTAATCCAGGCACTGATGCTACGCGCACTGGCGTTTGGCAGGATGTTGGCACATCTGATGTTGCTATCTGGGTTGATAGCGGCGCTCCAAGTGCTACGCCTGGCGCTGGCAAGCTCATCGTCACATACATCCAAGCAAACAACGCTTAAGCATAGGAGAGAAAAATGGGTGCTTACAAAGGCAAAGCCAGCACAATTAAAGAAGCTGAAGACAAGACCGACGGCTTTAAAAAGGGCGGCGGCTGCATGAAAAAAGGCGGCAAAGCTGTAATGTCTGAAGCTGCAAAGGGCAAAAAGCCTGCTCGCGCTTCAGGCGGCGGCGTATTTTCGTCAGCTAAAGCTGGCACGCCACGCGGTAAGGCTTCTCATTATTGAGTTGTCTGTTGCGAAGTCGACGGAACTTTTTTAAGAGTTCCGTCGGTTTTTTGGAGAAAGACATGGCTAAATCTCCTGCTTGGACGCGTAAGGAAGGCAAAAACCCTGAAGGCGGCTTAAACGCTAAGGGCCGCGCATCAGCAAAGGCTGAAGGCCATAATTTAAAGCCGCCAGTTTCAAAAGAACAGGCAGCAAAAAGTGATAAAGCAGCTGGTCGCCGTTCTTCATTTTGTAGTCGTATGACTGGTATGAAAAAGAAATTAACCGGCTCTGCAAAAGCCGCAGATCCAAATAGTCGCATCAATAAATCACTCAGAAAATGGGACTGTTGATGAGCAAGCCGTTTTGGGAAAAAGATGCGCCGAAAGACGCAAAGCACAAGGCTTTAAGCGCAAAAGGTGTTAAGATAGCCAAAGCCAGGGCAAGAGCCGCCGGACGGCCTTATCCAAATTTGGTTGATAATGTCGCCGCCGCGCGCGTTGGAAAGACAAAAGGAAAACGCTGATGCAAGCTCTTACTGTTACCGTCGGCCCTCTTGCTTCGGCATCAGCCAACAATATTGCATTAAATCAGACAACAGCTGGAGCAGCGAACTTAACGCTTAACGGTTCACTTGTTACTGGCGGCGTTGCTATCCTTGATGAGCCGCGCCAGATTTTAATAACCAATGTCGGCAATGATAGCGCCGTCACGTTTACGGTTTACGGCACTTGGTTCAACGGGCAGTCAATCTCTGAAACCGTTCAAGGCACAAGCGGCAGCTCAGTCGCTACAACTCTAGATTTCGTTACTGTTACGCGCGTCGCTGCAAGCGCAGCAACCAGCGTTAGTGGCGTGACTGTAGGCACAAATGGCGTTGCTGGATCTCGCTGGGTTCGCTTTGATGACTTCGCTCCTGGGCAGATCACTGTTCAGGGTGATGTTAGCGGCACGGTAAATTACAGCGTGCAAACGACGCTAGAAGATCCAAACGATCCTTTTAGTCCTGTTGCGATTGGCGCTGTAACGTGGCTTGACGCTTTAGACGCAAATCTTGTTTCTGAAGCTACGGCAAAATCTGGTTATATTGCTTACGCGCCAAGATATGCGCGCGTTTTGCTTAATAGCGGAAGCGGTTCAGCTACTGTAACATTCCTGCAATCAAGCAACGGCCCTATTTAATAATTAAAAATTAGTAGGAGAAACTATGTCCACGAGCGGAACCTACACGTTTAATCCGTCTCTTGGCGAGATCACTTTATACGCGTATCAGTTAATTGGTGTGCGTCCTACTGCATTATTACAAGAGCATTTAGACGCCGCTCGCACAGCGACAAACATGATGCTGACGCGTTGGAGCAATCAGGGCGTCAATCTTTGGCAAGTCACGCTTGTTACTGTTCCGCTTGTTCAAGGCACTGAGACTTATAACGTCGACGCCAATACTGTTGTCATGCTTGACGCGTATATTGAATACGGAAGCCCGGCGATCGATCGCATTATTCTTCCTGTAAGCCGCACAGAATACGCGTCATATCCAAATAAAGCTCAACAAGGCTTTCCAACGACTTTCTGGTTTGACAGGTTATTGTCGCCAACTGTTACGCTTTGGCCTGTTCCTGATGGATCGCAGACGAGTTTAAAATACTACAAAGTTATGCGCATTCAGGACGCCAATATGAATGGCACGCAAGAAGTCGATATCCCGCCAATTTGGTTGGAAGCTTTTGCGTATGGTCTCGCTTTACGCTTAGCTGTCATTTGGTCTCCAGATAAAGTTGCTGGATTGAAGCCAATGGCTGACGAAGCGTATGAAATAGCCGCGATGCAGAACGTCGAAACTGCACAACAATACATCTCGCCTCAGATTAGTGGATACTTTAGATGAGGCCACACGGGCGCGCACGCGTAAGCACACGAAACCCGCAGGCCTTCGGTATTTGCGACAGGTGCGGGTTTCTTTATAACCACAATCGCCTTCAGTGGCAGATGCAGTGGGGCGGAGCCGCTTTGTATAATACGCGCATGCTTGTGTGTGATACTTGTTTAGATACTCCTCAACAGCAATTGCGTGCGATCGTTGTGCCTGCTGATCCAGTGCCAATTCAAAATCCGCGCATTCAGGATTATGAGACGTCAGAAACAAATACGCGCGCGACTTCTGGTCAAAATTCTACTGATACCAGAACTGGCATTCCAATTATTAACGGTGATACGCGTATTACTGAAGACGATAAAGTTCGTGTTACGCAACAGACAGGCGAGCCGCCTGGCGGCTTGAACGAGCGTCCGGGCACAGATCCAAATGCGCCTGGAGACAATGATCCTGGATTGCCGTATAATATGGATGAAGTTCCAAAGACAGGGCCGCTTGACTGATGGCTACAAATATTCAAATCCCAAATCTTCCTGTAGCCACGGCTCTTAGCGGGACTGAGCAATTAGAAATTGTTCAAGCTGGCGTATCGCGTCGCACGACAACATCTGCCGTCGCCGGTTTAGGCGTCACCGGACCTACGGGATTTACGGGACCCGCAGGCCCCACGGGCCCCACGGGATTTACGGGCCCCACGGGAGCCACGGGTGCGGCCTCTAATGTCACTGGACCTACCGGCTGGACGGGACCTACGGGCGCGACGGGAGCCACTGGCGATGCGTCAACTGTAACAGGACCTACGGGCGCGACGGGCGCAACAGGTGCAGCTGGGGCCACAGGGCCTACGGGGGCCACGGGGGCCACGGGCAGCGCAGGAATTACCGGAGATACGGGCCCTACGGGCAGCACAGGCCCCACGGGCGTTCCGGGCCCCGGCGGCGGTATCGGACCCACGGGAAATACGGGGCCTACGGGATGGACGGGGCCAACAGGAGCCCCATCAACGGTTACTGGCCCAACTGGCTCCACCGGCCCAGCTGGCGCTGGTATTACCTATAAAGGCACCGTCGCAAATGCTGCCGCTTTGCCGGGTTATCCAAGCAGCTACACGGGCGCGATCGGCGACGCTTATGTTACCTTAAACGATCAGCATTTATGGGTTTGGGATGGCTCTACTTGGGTAGATAACGGCGCTATTGCGACAGTTACCGGCCCGACGGGAGCCGCTGGCGCAACTGGACCCACGGGCGCAACTGGTGCTACGGGCGCTGCGTCAACGGTTACGGGACCCACGGGAGCTACGGGCGCAACTGGATTAGCAGGGGCCACGGGCGCTACAGGCGCTACAGGCGCTACGGGTCTTTCGATTACAGGCCCCACGGGGGCTACTGGGCCTACGGGCGCTACAGGCGCGACGGGACCTACGGGAGCCAGCGGAACGTCTGTTGGTCTTACGCTGTTCCTTGATGGGCCAACGGCTACTGGGCCGCAAGCGGATGACTTGCTTGTTATTCCTAATACCGGCGCGCAGACGGTTCTTTCTATAGGAACCAATACGGGTTCTTCCGTTCTTCTTGGGTCATTTGTTACGGAAGCTGGCGTTCCTAATAACACATCATTCATTGGTGGTTTTTGGTCTCTGGCAGCATGGGCTGCTCACACTTCGGGAGGCGGCTCATCTCGTTTTTGGATTGAAGTTCAAGAAGTCGCAGCTAATGGCACAACTGTGCTGCAAACGCTTGCAACTGGAGATTATGTCTCTGGAACGGTTGTTAGCTCTGCTACAATTGGCCTATATAATTACGATTTGTATGTTCCTGCTGCAACGCTTGCTAGTGTGTCAAGCAGACTTCTGTTGAATGTATATGCGCAGGCTCAGTCTGGTTCGCCAACTATTTCGCTTTACATGCGCGCCAATTCGCAGTCGCATCTAGTTACAACGATTGCTTACAATGTCTCAGGTCCAACTGGACCTACTGGGCCAACTGGCGCGACAGGACCAAGCCTTATCACCGTCAATACGACACCTATAACGGGCGGCGTATCTGGCCGCGTTGTTTACGACAATGCCGGAACATTTGGCGAAGCCTCTGCAATTACGACTAATGGCTCCAATGCTCTGACGATTGGAACACAAGGTCCAACGGGTTCGCAAGGGTCGCTTATCCTCGCCAATACCTCGACGGCTGGTTATTTTACGACATTAAAATCGTCGAATATAAATAATTCGGCGTGGACAATGACGCTGCCGACGGGTCCGGGGACAAATAACTTTGTCCTAAATACTGACGGTTCCGGCAATACATTTTGGGCTTCTGCCGCAAGCGCAATCACGGCTGCTGCTGATACGACGACAGCAACTCCGCTTTATCCGCTTTTCTCGTTAGCGCCTACCGGAACGCTTTCGACGATCTATACTTCCGATCCTCGATACAACTACACGCCTTCAACGGGCTTGCTTGCTGCAAGAAATGTCGCGTCATCGGAAGGTATCGTGTTCAACTCAAACACTATTTCTGTTAACACTTCCATACCAAATAATTATAACGGTATGTCTGCAAGTCCGGTAACTGTAAATGCTGGCGTGACAGTGACTGTCCCTGCCGGATCAAGATGGGTGCTAATCTAATGTCACAACTCACTCTCAACGCCGACACATCAGGGTTTGTGACATTATCTGTCGCAGCCACGGTAACATCTTATACTTTTCAGCTTCCGTCTGCTGTTCCTGCGGCAAATAACTCTTTTTTGTCATCAACCAATGCTGGGATAACTTCTTGGACGGCAGCGTCGTCTGCGTATGCTACGCTAGTTGGTTATACAACAACTGTTACATCAGCCAGCCCAGTTACGCTGACGTCTTCAAGCACATTCTATCAATTCTTTACTGGCTCAACGGCGCAAACAGTCGTTCTCCCAGTAACAAGCACACTTGCGACGGGCTGGACTTTCAATATCGTCAATAATAGCACGGCTAATATTACGGTTAATTCGTCAGGCAGCAATCTTGTTGCGACATGTTTACCCGGAACAACACTTCGCCTTGTTTGTATCTTGACATCAGGCACAGCCGCCGCGTCTTGGGATTTTGAAGTTGTCGGGTTCACGAACGTAACTGGCACTGGAAATGTTGTTCTGGCGACAAGCCCAACTCTAACAACGCCAGCGATTACAGGTTCCTCTTCTGGAACTACAACGATTGCTTCCGCGAATGCGAGCGCGACAAGCTATACTGCGACGTTGCCTGCTGAAAATTTTACTATTGGTTATCTCAACATCCCGCAAAATTCACAATCGGGCGCATATCAACTTGCCCTTACTGATGTTGGTAAGCATATCAGCATTTCAACTGGCGGCGTTACTGTTCCTATTAGTGTGTTTAGCCCAGGAGATGTTGTTACAATCTACAATAACTCATCTTCTAACCAAACAATAACACAGGCTTCTGGCGCAACAATGTATTTGGCTGGAACTGCTACAACGGGCAATAGAACACTTGCACAACGCGGAATTGCCACTGTGCTTTGCATCGTCGGCGGCGCTACGCCAACATTTGTCGTATCCGGCGGTGGAGTAACCTAATGTCCGGCATTATGGCTATGCTGTTCGCGAGTGGCGGCTCGCAATATACAGTTGTTGAAAATTTTACCGCGTCAGGCACTTGGATTGCCCCTACTGACGTATCGGCTATTGATTGCCTTATTGTAGCAGGTGGCGGCGGCGCAACTATGGTGTTTGGTGGTGGCGGCGGCGCGGGCGGCTATCGTGATTTAACATCTCAAGCGGTCACGGCGGGAACTACCTATACAATTACTGTTGGCGCTGGCGGCACAGGAACGTCTAACAACGCTATCGCAGGCCCCAATGGCACCGCATCAAGTATTGCTCTCGCGGCTTCTCCATTTACAACAGTAGCTGCATCTACAGGTGGTGGTGGCGGCGCGGCTCAAAGTGTCAACGCCGGTAGTGGTGGTTCTGGCGGCGGAGGTAGTAACTCAACTGGCACTTTTGGCACAGGTAACGCTGGGAGCTACACGCCGTCCGAAGGTAACAATGGCGGCGCTATAGGCACTTCCCGCGCTGGCGGTGGTGGTGGCGCGTCAACGGCGGGAGCGGCGGGTAACACAAGCGGCAATGGTGGCACTGGCGCAACCGTAAACACTTCAAAGTATGGCAACGTAGGCCAAAATGTTGGCGGAACATATTATCTTGCTGGCGGTGGTGGTGGTGGTTCTGAAGGTGCAGTTCAACCTGTCGCCGGATCTGGTGGTTCTGGCGGCGGTGGCGCGGGGTCAACTGCAAGAACTGTGTCAGGCACATCTGGAACGGCTAACACAGGCGGCGGCGGAGGTGGTGGTGGGTTTAGCGCAGGGTCTGGCGGGGTTGGCGGCTCTGGAGGCTCAGGGATTGTTGTTCTTTCGTATAAAATTAACGCAGGCACATCCGTAACATTTAAATCCACAGCTACAGTAACAATCCCAACTGGCTGCACATCTATTGATTATCTTGTAGTTGCTGGCGGTGGTTCTGGTGGCGGCAATGCTGGGGCTTCCAATCCATGCGGAGGAGGCGGTGCTGGCGGATTTTTAACTGGCTCCAATATTTCTGTTACGGCGGGAACGACATATACCGTATCTATTGGCGCTGGTGGCGCGGCAAACACGGCGGGAACTAATGCAACAGGAAATAGCGGATCTGCATCCTCTATTGCTTTAACGGCATCTCCTTTTACATCAATAGCTTCAGCCACTGGTGGCGGTGGAGGTGGTTATCAGGCTGTTGGAGGCTCCGGTGGCTCTGCTGGCGGAACCGGCGGTGTCGGTGGCACTACGCCGGGGACGGCAGGTCAAGGTAACGCTGGCGGGGGAACAAGCCCCGGCGGAGCAAGTGGTGGCGGCGGGGGCGGTGCTGGTGGCGCTGGCGGCACTGCTCTTGCAACTCCGTCTCCTCACGGCACTGGAGGTGCGGGTGGCGTAGGAACGTCTTATGGCGGCACTTTTTATGCAGGTGGTGGCGGCGGTTCTACCTATTTCACAGGGGGAACAGGTGTTCGCGGTCCCGGCGGCAATGGCGGCGGAGGAGACGGTTGTGTAGGCGGCACTTCGCCAGGGCCACAAAACGGACAGGCTAATACAGGCGGCGGTGCGGGCGCGGCAGGATCTCAAAATCTGCCTAGTGGTTTTAGCACAACAGCTTCTGGCGGCTCTGGTATCGTAATTATCAAGTTCAACTAATGAGAAGAAGGGGCTCATTATGGACAAAGGAACGAAAATATACAGGCTAATGGGTATTGACACGGCGATGCATTTATTGCGTCCCGGCGCTGCTTGGGAAATTAGCAACAACCAATTCACGCGCTGGGAGGATGAGCGTCCTTGCCCAACGATTGAAGAGGTTTACGAGACGATTGAGAAGATCAAGGCGTTTGAGGACAGCATCCCAACGATCTGGACGGATAAACAATTGGAAGAAATGGGCGTAAAGCAGCGGGAATTAGAGGAGGCTCTTGGTGATAATTGAGAACCTCTACCCTACGCCCATTGGCTTCTTCAAATATGAAGAGGGTCTGACGGAAGCCCAAACGACATTTATGACGGAGCAAGATCAGCGGCCTAACGACGGCAATACAAGCAGCGTTAATAGATATTTACTGAAAGAAAAGAAGCTCGCAAATCTCACGACGTTTATTGAGAAATGCGCGCATGAATATCTCATGGCGACAATCTGCCCCAAGAATGATGTTCGCTTGCGGATTACGCAGTCATGGCTGAACTGGACAAAGCCGGGGCAGTTTCATCATAAGCATGCACACCCAAACAGCCTGATTTCCGGCTGCTATTATGTGAATGCCAATAAGGAAACCGACAAGATATTTTTCTATAAAGATGGATATCAGAGAATTAAGTTTCCGCCTGTTGAATGGAATGCTTACAATTCGGAGAGTTGGTGGTATCCTGTCGGCACTGGCGATATTATTCTTTTCCCCTCTGAACTGACCCACATGGTTCAGCCAGTAGGCGGCGAAGACACAAGGATCAGCCTAGCCTTTAACACCTTCCCTGTCGGACATGTCGGGGACGAAGACGAACTAACCGCACTTTATTTAGGAAAATAACGATGGCGCACTTTTGTGAATTAGATAACAACGACGTCGTCCTTCGAGTGATCGTCGTCTCCAATGCCGATACATCAACGCCTGACGGCAATGAAGTCGAGAGCATTGGCATTGCTTTCTGCCAACGACTGTTTGGCGGCAACTGGAAGCAAACCAGCTATAACGGCAATTTCCGCGTTCGCTATGCGGGGATCGGCTACACATATAATTCGCAGCTTGATGCGTTTATTCCACCAAAGCCCTATCCGTCATGGGTATTAAGCCCAATCACGATTGATTGGGAAGCGCCTGTTCCTTATCCAACGGATGGCAAGGTTTATTCTTGGAATGAAGGCACTGGGTCTTGGCAATTGGTTGAGCCACAGCCTGCATAAGGAATACTGACATGGCCGTAGTTATCAATGGTTCGACAGGTATTTCAACGCCAGATGGCAGCGCGGGTGTTCCTTCGCTTGCTGGCACAACGAGCAGCACGGCGGGTGTTCTTTATCCTGCCGCAAATGTTGTCGCTTTCTCGACCAACAGCGTTGAGCGTCTGCGCGTTCCGTCAACTGGTGGCTTACAATTTAATGGATCGTCCAGCGGTGGCACCGTTGTTCAAGCGAACGCCACTGCTTCTGGCACACTCACACTTCCGGCGTCTACCGGAACCGTCTCCACAACAGGCTTTGCTGTGGCGATGTCGATAGTCTTCGGAGGATAAAATGGCTAACCCGAATATTGTTAACGTAACATCGATATTGGGGCAGACGACATATTATGTTCCGTCTGGAACAAGCGCCGTTTCGTTGCTGAATAATGCTTCTGGATCTGGAACTGTTGTCAAGATCGAAAGCCTTGTTGCCGCCAATACATCTGCTGCGGCTGTTAACTGCACAGTTTCTTATTATAGCAACGCGACTGTCCAAGGCAGTGCGCCATCTGGCGGAACGGCATATCCAATTTGCTCAACGGTTTCTGTTCCTGCATATGCTTCATTAGTTGTTATTGAAAAAACAAATGGAATTTATTTGTTAGAGAATGCTTGCATTTCTGTCACATCAGGAACAGCAAGCAATCTGACTTTTACTGTCTCCTATGAGGTAATTTCCTAATGGGTGAGCGGCGCATAAATGGCGGAATAATCGGCCCAAATAATACGCCGACAGCTACGACGGCTTCGGGTGTTTGGTCTTTATTGGCCGCACAGATTTATCGCAGCCAAAATCTTTGGCCGCCTTTTAGCGCAACTATTATTCAATCCTTTACTGCTACAACAAATTGGGTAGCACCAACTGGCGTATCTTCCGTTGACTATCTTGTCGTTGCTGGCGGCGGGGGCGGCGGGGGCGGCAATTATCACGCTGGTGGCGGGGGCGCTGGAGGTTTTAGAACAGGAACGGCGCTGGATGTTACAGCTGGTAATACTTATACAATAACAGTTGGTGCAGGAGGAAATGGCGGGTCTGGCGCTGCGCAAGGGGCTAAAGGCTCAGACAGCGTGTTTTCGTCTATTACGTCAACAGGCGGCGGTTACGGCGATTATGCGCCTAGCGGCATCGCAGGCCCCGGTGGAGGCCCCGGTGGTAGCGGCGGCGGAGCTTCTGGAAATTCTATTAACAGCACTACGGCGCCCGGCGGCCCCGGCAATACTCCAGCAGCTGCCAACCCCGGCGGCAATGGAAACCCCGGCTCTGCCGGTCAAGGCAGCAATGGTGGAGCATGTCCCGGATTAGGGACGGCCCCCGGCTATTACGGCGCAGGCGGCGGTGGCGCAAGTGCGGTTGGTGGGAATGCAAGTGGCCCTAGTGCTTCAGCTGGTGGCGCTGGACAGACATCAACTATCAGCGGATCGTCTGTAACATATGCTGGTGGTGGGGGCGGTTCGGCTTATCAAGCAACCGCAGGTTCCGGCGGTTCTGGCGGCGGTGGTGCTGGTGGATCTTCAACGGTTGCTGCAACAAGTGGAACCGCAAATACAGGTGGCGGTGGCGGAGGAGCAGAAAGAGTTTCTCCTGCCGTCGGCGGATCAGGCGGTTCTGGTATTGTTATTCTTAAATATACTGCTCCTTCAACTTCGGTCGCCATTTTTTATGCATCAGGAACGGTGACAATACCTGCTAATTGCTCATCCGTTGATTATGTTGTTGTTGCGGGTGGTGGTGGTGGCGGCCAGCTTGGCGGCGGTGGCGGTGCTGGAGGGTTCTTAACTGGAACGAGTTTATCCGTAACTGCTGGTAGTTCTTATGCCGTTACTGTAGGTGCGGGTGGTGCCGGGTCGGCCTCTGCTACTTATGCCACTACAGGAAGCTCTGGAGCTAATTCGGTATTTAGCTCAATCACATCGACAGGGGGCGGCGGTGCTGGAACATACGGCACCTCTTATTTGAGCGGATTAAGTGGCGGTTCTGGTGGTGGGGCTGCTCGCCGCGATGCTTCCCCCTTGGCAGCTGGAAGTGCTGGGCCTGGAACACCGGGGCAAGGCAATAATGGCGGCGGCGCTACTGCATCTTCTGGTTATTATGGCGGGGCTGGCGGCGGCGGTGCAAGCGCAGTTGGCGCAAGCATTTCTGGCGCTAACAATAACGGCGGCAACGGCGGCGCTGGTCAGTCTGTCTCTGCTGGATTAGGCGGCGGAACATATGCAGGCGGCGGCGGCGGAGCAGCAGGAAGCCCCGGAACCGGAGGAACTGGCGGAACAGGCGGCGGTGGCGCTGGTGTCACTAATGCTTCTGGAAACGGGACTGCCGGAACGTCAAACACTGGCGGCGGTGGCGGCGGTTGTGGAAATTATCCCAATGTTGGCGGCAACGGCGGCTCAGGCGTAGTCATCATCAAGTTCAATTAATCTTGGCATTCTCAAAAGGGGGAGAATGTGCTTCCAATCGTCACTTGCACAGTGGACGGCAAATGCCTGCCTGTATTGCAAGCGAGCATCAAAGCATACGCGCCTGATGTCCCGCATCTAATTTTCAGCCCAAAGCAAGAGACATCCGCCAAATCATATGACGTCGCGCTAAAAATAGCTTTTCAAGAATATGATGAAGTAATCGTCTGCGCTGATGATCTGGTTT